AATCGTTGAAACTGACACTGTAAAAGGTTGGTTCAATGCCGGAGATTAGTGACGAGACTAAAGTTACTGTACCTCTGCGTAACTTGATAGGCTTAGGAGCTTCCTTAGTTGTAGCTACCGCAGCCTATGTGACGTTGAACAGTCGCATAACTACCTTAGAACACGGTCAGTCTATACAGGACATGACCATAAAGGAAAACGCAGCATTTGTACGTGAGTGGCCTCTGGGACTCAGAGGTGCCTTGCCGGATGACCTAATCCAGAACGCTAAGATAATGGCTTTGGAAGAACAGAAAGAAGAAGTCAGAGAATTGAGAACAAAGATAAACGACTTGGAAATTAAAACAGGCCAGTGTGAAGATGGAGTACGTTGATTTAATTAGTTCCATCTGGCCCATATTTGTAGGTTTCATTATCCTTGTCCTTACAATAGGTAAACTTATGTCCCGTATGGACGTAGTGGAAGAAAAAGTTAAGACATTGTTTGAACTCTGGAACAAGAAGAATGATTGATAAGCTCATAGGGCCTGTTACAGGACTTCTAGACAAGTTTATACCTGATGCTGACACTAAGGCTAAGTTAGCCCATGAAGTCGCTACAATGGCTCAGAATCACGCTCAGGAGCTTGCTAAGGCCCAGCTTGAGGTCAACAAAGTAGAAGCAGCACACAAGTCACTATTTGTGGCAGGTTGGAGACCGGCAGTAGGCTGGGTATGTGTCTTAGGTATGTTTGGAAACTTTATTACTATCCCGTTTAGCAACTTTGTTTTGGCTCTGCTTGAGTTAAACATAGTGATACCTCTGGTGCCTTTGGAGACAATGATGCCAGTGCTAATGGGAATGTTAGGCTTAGGTGCAATGAGAACTTACGAGAAGAAATCAGGGGTGTCTAAGTAATGAGTACTATGCCTGTTGATTTTAATGTCGATATAGACTTTAACTGGGAAATAAAAGCCTTAGAATATTTTTTAAGTCAGCTAACGGCGGCTCAAATAGAAATTTTGAGGTCTGCTGGAATAATACAAGACAACGGGAATTATAATGTTGACTTAGTAACTGCTTTGAGAAATATGTTTGACGCAGGTTATGGAATGACTGCTTCAACTATTGACCAAATTAGATCTATGAACGCAGGAGCTAGGCAAGAACTTAGAGAAAAATCTGCTTGGATAAGAGCAAGAATTGATGAGGGTTATACTAGAGAAGAAGCCAGACATTTGTATTATGAGTGGGCAAGTGAAGGCGATGACCCGCAGTCTTCCAACCCTAATAAAACACTTTCTGATGAAATAATAGATTCTTTATATGCAGACTATCAAGCAGGAAATACTCCAAACGCTGTAGCAGAAACCACAGGACCTTCCCAAAAAGAACTGCTTGGTAGTAAATCAGCACAACGAATCTACGACAAAGAAGGAAATCTTGCAAGCATAAGATATGACGGCGTAAGTTATAACCAAGACGAAAGTGGGCAGTGGGTCCCTGAAGAACAGCCTGTAGTTGACACAGAAAGTGAATACAGTGTTACTCAAGCAGAAGCTACTATAGACGGTTTACGTGTTCGTGATATAAACTACGTAAAAGACGTCTTTGCACAACGAGGATACGAAGCAACCCCAGAAGAAATAAAAAACATACTAACTACTTCAAGAATTAATGAACTTGAGGGAGCTTCTGAAGGCAGTTTAGAAACGGTGCTATCAGGAGAAGTAGGAACCTATGTAAACGAAAACACTGTCAATGTAAAAGACCTCAACAGAATTTTTAAGGAAGAGCTAGGAAGAAGACCTACTGACGAAGAAGTAAAACAAATTTTAGGGGAAGAAGGCAACAGAGGCGTTGTACAAGGCTCTGAAGACATTGTTTATGATTTTATTACGGAAGCAACTTCATTACCTGAAGAACCAACGTCTATAGGTGATTTATCTACAGAGCAAGTAAAGAAGAACTGGGGAGATATACAAGAAGCTTTAGGTGGGCTTTCGGACACAGTAAAAAAACTTATATTTGGCAGTTCAGGTGTTCCGACGACGGCTGACGATTTTTTAGAAATACTTGAATCAAGTGTTATGGAAGGTCTTAAGGGGCCTATTGCTGTTACTTTTGACCCAGAAGTAGGAGTAACATTAGATCTTAAAATACCCGTAGGTTTTGAAGTAAATGGGACTTCGATACAACTTCCTATTTTTGACGAAGACGGTAACTTTGTTTTAGTTGATTCTGTGATAACTGCTGCTGGTGAAATTAAAGCAGAAATTGGAGGAACTTTAGACACAATAGGAAACATTTTTACAGACGGTGAAGGAAATGTTGTTCTTGACGTAATAGACGCAGGACAAGTTGTTCTTGATGAACTAGGTATAACAGAAGATGGTTCTATTTCCGGTACTCTTATTGAAGGAGCCCTAGGCGACTTTATTTTTAATCAAGCAGGAGAGCCTGAGCTTACAGAAGTAGCTGACATAAATGCAGACAGTACTGCTGATGACGACGGTCTTGGAAACACTACTGATGACGACGATCTTGGTTTAACTAATAACGACGACGATGACGGCACTCAATCTACTACTAAACCACCAGCGGGTAGATCAATTACGGACAAAGAAGGAAACATTATTGCAATAGCTGGCACTGATGGAAATACCTATAGTTTAGGCGAAGATGGTTCTTGGGAAATTATAAGTGACAGTGACGCCGATGGTGACGGAGGTTTTTCTGTTTTAGAAGGAACAACTACTTTTGAAGACAGTGATGACGGCACTAAACCTGCTCCTAAACAACCGGGGGGTAGATCAATTACGGACAAAGACGGAAACATTATTGCAATAGTTGGCTTTGACGGAAATACCTATATTTTAAGTGAAGATGGTTCTTCATGGGAAGTTGTAAGTGGCGGCTTAGATAATAACGAAGAAGTTATTATAGATGATGATGACGATGATGATGACGATGGAGTTGTTACTGTAATAAACGATGATGACGATGGAGTTATTATAGATGACGATGATGATGATGATGACATACCCACAGGACTTACTCCTTTTGATCCTAATGACCTAGACGGAGATGGTATACCTGATGACGATGGAGTTGTTACTGTAATAAACGATGATGACGATGATGACGATGATGATGACCTAGATGATGAGGGTGGCAATGGAAATGGTACTGATGGCATAGATGGTACTGATGGCATAGACGGTACTGATGGCATAGATGGTACTGATGGTACTCCGGGTATTGATGGTATAGACGGTATCGATGGTGTAGATGGTGTAGATGGTGTAGATGGACTCGTAGGAGAAGACGGAGAAGATGGAGCAACTGGAGCAACTGGGGCAACTGGAGCAGCAGGGGCAGCAGGAAGAAACGCAACAAGTGGCGGATACATGGGAGGTATTAGTTACCAGCTACCACAGTTTGTAGGAGTACAGTACCAGCCTAAAGACTACACTGTTGAGCTAGACCGTATTATTAATGAAAGTTTGTTTAAAGGAATGATCTAATGACTTACAAAGATCTAGTCAACAATGTACTTAGGAGGCTGAGGGAAACAGAAGTAACTTCTGTGCAAACTAACTCCTACAGTAAACTTATAGGTGACCTTGTTAATGACGCTAAAGACCTTGTGGAAAACTCGTGGGATTGGTCTGCACTTAGGACTACACTTACAATCACCACTACTTCTGGAGTCTTTAACTACTCCTTGACTGGCAGCCAGAACAATATCAAGGAACTAAACGTATTAAATGACACGTCTAACCTTCCTATGATTTACCAGACTAACAACTGGTTTGACTCACAGTTTCTCTTAGGTAACCCTGTCTCTGGCGCACCTGTGTACTACACGTACAACGGTGTTGACACAGACGGTGACACGTTAATCGACATCTACCCTAAGCCTGACGCAGTTTACTCCTTACGGTTTAACTGTGCGTTACGTAACGGTGACTTAAGTGCTGACACGGACACTATTAAGATACCTGCGATGCCAGTGGTACATCTTGCTGTAGCTTTTGCTGCACGTGAGCGTGGTGAAACCGGAGGTACTTCTACTCAGGAATACTTTGCTATGGCTAACAAGTACTTGTCAGATGCTATTGCAATGGACGCTGCTAGACACC